TATTATATATTATTCTGGGATTTTACGATAGGTTTGTTATTCTTCTTAACATTAATAGCTTTAATACTTGACATAATCATATTTACGGATGGCGATTTTATAAAAGACAATATGGATATAGTAAATACCAACTTTTTTAATACTGCAGCCATAAATGATGCATTAAGGGATGCTAAGGATACTCGCGATACTAAAGATACTAAAGATACGCGTGATACTAAGGATGATAGCAAATCATACAAAGATGTCAATGATATTATACTAGAACAACTAAAGCATTATAATAAATTAAATGAAGGTTCAGATAGTATAAAAGCACACAATTCATTTCTATAAAAATCTTCTCAAAAAATAGATTATGACTTTAACATTAATACCTAGTATCGAAGGTATAACTACATTAGAACCATTATCAATGATATTCTTAATTCTTGTGCAGGTCGGGGGGAGATATCTTAAAATCGAATTAACACCAGCACAGCAGAAAATAATTAATAATGTTATTATACAATCCATTATATTGTTTGCGATTATTCTGATGGCGACAAAAAACATTGTTAATAGTTTAATAATCGTTTGCGTTATATATCTTTGTGTTAAAATATTATTTAATGAAAATCACAAATACAACATTCTTTCCAAGAAATGGCTAATGGAAGAGAATATAATATCAAGCAGCAACTACAAATCATTAAAGGATATATATATCAAAAATGTATCAAGTATATTATGATAATATGATAATATCATAATATCATATAAATAATAAATAATACAATAATATATATAAATTTATTTGAAGAAGATGAAGAAATTAAATAACACCTTTTTAATTGATAAGAAGGAAGACGTTGATGCAACGAGTATTATGAATAAATTATTTAGTTGCGAGGATGGCACTAGTGCGTTCGCTAATGTATATTCAATAATTGAATGGAAAATGAGTGATTGGTTTGTTAAGAAGGGAATTAAGCAAAAGAAAGAGGATATTTATATATATGTCGATACACTTCCTGACTATTTCAAAGCATATACAATAGAAAATGACAAGTTTTTGCGCGTATGTATCAAGCATAAAATTAAGACAGATAATGTGGGTTTTAAAAAAATCAAAAGCAGGTTTATTATCAAAAATTTCAGAGCCAATTATAGGAGCCTAATTAATGGTCTTGATTTAATCAAGGTTATTAATTATATGGAGATAACAGACATTGTAAATACAAAACTTATTAATGTTAATTTGAATACGGAAATAAAGTTATCTATCCCGTCTAAAGATGAATTCGAAACGTATCTCATAGGAATGTTTGAGATTATCAATGAAAATTTAAAGAATAAACTATCAACGCTATAACCAAGAAAAATATATAAGAATAACGCGCATATATAAGTCATAGGGTAAAATAACAATATCCTATCCCATCGCGCTGCTATAGCTCAGTTGGTTAGAGCACTCGGCTGTTAACCGAGTTGTCGCAGGTTCAATCCCTGCTAGTAGCGTTTTTCTTTTTCTTTGATTTTATTATAAATCATTATAGTAATATTATGTGCTGGAATGCAGCAGTTTCATTAAATACCTATGTTTTTGGCTTATTTGCGTCATCATTCGCATATTATAATGGCATTACTAATCTACTTGGTTTAATATTTTACCAATCATTCATTATTATGCAACTAATAGAATATTTTATATGGTCTAAAACATTTCCAAATAGATTACTATCTCATATAGCATTGTTAGTTATATTATGCATACCAATATTTAATATCATAAAAATAGAAAAGATCCCTGAATTGATACCATATATTTTAGTTGCATACCTTGCATTTATTGTAATACTATATACTGCGATAATACCATTGAATACAATAGAGTTTTCATCCGTTCCCAGCAAGAACGGGCATTTATCTTGGAAATGGCTTACTTGGAATATATATATAATCTTGATATGGTATGCCTTCCTATCATTGCGATGGATTATTGATAAAATGTATCCGACCTTAATATTTGTATCAATATTTCTAATTATATCAATAATACTATATAAGGAAACAAATACTTGGGGGTCTATGTGGTGCTGGATATGTAATATTATATCATTCTGTTTTATATTGCTAGTATTTAACAAGGATTTTTGTAAAATGTAATAACCTATATCATTATAATAATTATCACTGAATATATATAATGTTCTTAATATTATCTAAATCTTTTTTCAAGGTTTTTAATTCGCTCTTTAAAGCCATATTTTCTTTACGCAGCTCTTTAATAGCCTCTACAAATACCGCACCTAATCTCTCATAGCAGATTGTAAGATAATCCTCGCCACTTTTGGAAACAATCTGCCCATTCTCCCTATCTTTGATAGTATCGAATGGCGCTATTTTAACAATTTCAGGGACTACTCTTTTAACATCTTGGGCACTTAGACCTATTTCATTATCATATTCAAACCCGAGTTCTAAGGCTTTTTCATTGGGAACATAATGAAACCCCTTTAGACTATCAATAATATCAAGCGCTCCCGTAATATTTGAAGTTAAAGTTTTAAGCCTGTCATCTGAGTAATAAGAGCGAATATGTCCAGATGCGTGAATGTTTCCAATTATTTCTAAACGTTGCGATGGGACTTGGTCTTGCAAATTCGGTCCGATTAGCAGATTACCCGCTTTCGTAAATTTTAATAATTTTTCGTTATCATCTAAAACCCTAGATATTGAAGTGATACTTAATACATTGATTAAATTATCACTTGCAGAAGACGTAGATGTATCAGTTATCGCCAAAGTATTTAGCAAAGTTTTACTTTTGGAAACAAAATTATTAACTTCTATTGTCGTAGCATCAAATGTATTAACAGACCATCTCTTAGTGCCGCCAACAAAATCATTATATTGCGACTCGACAAATTTCATAGTTGCAACATTTATTCCAGACAAACTATCTAATTTTAAATTAGATGATGCATAATCTATAACAAGGTCGAAAAGATTAGACCCGTTAATTCTGTAATTACTTGATGAATTGATATCACCTGCTACATCCAAAGCATATAAGGGGTCTCTGTTATTAATACCTGCAAAACATATTATACCAGCGTCAAATTTAATATCATTTGGGAAATATATATTACTCCCTGTAGTATTTATTTTCCACAAGAGATTTTCATTACTTTTTAACTTTAAAATTCCGTTAGATGTGTCAAAGTCCTCTTCAGACGGCATTACAATACCTTTGCTATTTGAAGTTGCATCATATAACCCCACGTCATTATAATTAAATTTGCGAATTGTATTATTAGGGTCTAGCACATAAATATTAGAGTTTGCTAATTGCAACGTATTCAGAGCCAATGTTTTGGTATTTATATCAAATTTTAAATCAGAAGATAATTGCGTTAATTCTTTTCCATTGCCTACTGGAATGCATCCTTTAGTAATTTCAGATAGCCCAGTGCCGCCGCGAATAACTGTTACAATACCATCTGTAATATCATCCGCATTAAGATTTCCTCTAAATTTTTCAGCAAATAATGTGGTTCCATCATATTTAAATGTGGTATTTTGCAGATACCTATTATTCGCCCCTCCAAATAAAATAGCGTGTCTTCCTATATTGCTTAACCCTGTGCCGCCGTGCTCGGGTTCAAGAATACCTAAGGATACATAGCTGGCATTTAAATTAAAAATATTGCATCCTTCTCCGTATATGCGCGATGCTCGCATAGAACCATTAATCTCTAAGAGGTGAAACGTATTTGATGTGATATTATTGATATTAACCCTGCCTATAAAAGATGTGTTCCCATATATCTGAACAAGATTATTGCTATAATTAGTAGGCGATGTATAATTTATTACAATGTTATTGCTACTGCCCACGCCTATAATATTAGACGTATACAATGTTTTGCCTATCTCAACATTACTTGTAATATATAAGTCTTTATTAATATACTCGTTGCAACTGATATAGACATTGCCAGTAATGTATAAATTGCTATTAATATGAGTTATACCATTTATATCTAGTAAATAATCGGAACTAGGATTTTCATTGTTAAGCCCAATATGCTTTGTGTCTGTAATAGTTAAATAACTAATATCATCGTCTATAATGTTATAGCTTGTATTACTTCCATATTTTATTTGATATTTATTATCATATGTAGAAATATTCCAACCCATTTACATAAACTCTATATATATAATTTGTTATTATTTTTTATATAATAAGGGTAATATATAATGATATTGAAGATATTAAAATTTGAAAATTGATAAATATATATAAATATATATTATATTATAACTATATACACCTTCGTATAAATATATACCCTCATAAATTATGCGACAGCCATTATTTACAAATCACGATAAATATCATCTGCACAAACTGCTAGGGTTTGGCTGTTTATTCAATTATTTTCTACGTATCTATTGGCTAATTATATACGGATCTATGTCGCTATCAGCAGATAATTGGATTACCTTAGCTATTCCCGCAGTGCATTTAATGCTATCTATGTCTTCCTTCATATTTCAAGTGCCCAAGATGAGATTTAGTTCTAAGATTATAATTTGGAAGGAACTGCAATTGCATAATATAGTTTTCACAATGCGCTCTGCTATAATAATGATGTATAGTATCATATGTATTAAAAGCGATATTACTATTAATTCACCGCACTATCATTTGTATCAAATTGGCAAATTCGCGTTAGTTATAGTCCATCACATATTAGCCGACTATATTACCGCGAAATACAATGTGAATGAAAAAACAACTACGCGCGATATAAATTGGGAGAACATTCCAGATAATATAAAAATAATTATTAAAAAATACTATGCAGTTTGCCAAATATTAGCAATCAATGCCTTGTTATTAACCGAGAATGATAAATCTGGGTCTGGTGCTATCGAGGCTGCTTTTCTAGTTATGTTTCCCATACAATTGTCGACGTTTTTAATGACGCTTGTTAGAAAATCTATAATCTCTAATATTAGTTGGCACGTATTCTACGCATTATCATTGCTATCGCCATTCTTTATTATAATTAATACTATAAATTATATGGATGCTGATGGTAATCGCAAAAATGAGCTAGAAGTCAGCAAAGTATATCTGCCTATTCTCTATATTGTTTTTAGATTACAATATAATATGAACAAATACTATTTGATGTTCCACGTATTTGGTATAAATATGTATATTCAATATATGAATGGTATTAGCAACAGAATGATAAGACCGCTCATACAGCCTTAGTGTCAAAGTTTTTTATCTAATATATATATTTATATATTTCCTATCTTTCAAAGGTTTTACTATTCATTTGCGAATAATAATAGAGGTATGTTAGTAAATACCTGCTTTTATCGATTTCACTTAACTTATCGGTGTTCAGTTTTATGTTGTTATATATAGCAAACTCAAAGAGATTTTTAAGTAATAGCAGGTCATCGTCAAAATTATTAGAAGGGTTCGCGAATATGTTCAGTATTTTATAGTTGTTTGGTGATAATCTTCTGATAAAGCAGATATAATTAAGATTGAAGCAGTCATTATATACGCCAATAATCATACTAGGGGTAATGAAACGATGCTTGCTTAACCATAGCGTATCTTCAATTATTTTAGGGTGGCTTTCTTTATTTTCGGAAGACCATTTATGAAAAGAGCTATACACATTATTATAATTCAATAAACCAACATTCGAACCTTTATTATTTGTGTTAAAAATAGGAAAATTATAAGAATAGCAGCAACTTACAATATTTATCAAAGCGATAAGAAGTTTAATACTTATATTCATAATATATAATAAGATTTATATTCATATCTTATATAATACGTAATATTCATATATATATATTATTTTGTTAATACTCTAGTAGATATATATGATGATGAAGATACACATCCCTAATCATCTAATTATTATATCGATGGGGGTATTCTTAGTGTTAAATATATTTGAAAACATCATTCATTTTAGTATTGGTAGGAATATCAAAGAGAAAGATAACTCAAATATAGGAATAGAATTACCAGAAAGATATGATATAATTAAAATCATATTTATTATGTTTGTTTTCGCATTCCTCCAAGCAATATTTACATATTATTTCTTAATTATTGGGTTATAAAACAAATCTAGACTTCCTAATTTTATTTTTATTATTATAATATAGATATAGATATGTTTAATTTATCAACACAGGCAAGTGCGTTTTTTATTATAATTTGCATAACAACTATTATAAATTTAATATGCTTTTTTATAATGACTGGTATGTGGGGCTTTGTTTCATATTTAATATATTCTTTAGTGACCTTCCCGCTTGTTCTTTTATGGCTGTATAATATAGAATGTCTGACTACAGGAAATTGCCATATATGGAGTTGGGTTATAACTGTGATAACCTTAATATCTGCGCTTACATCCACAATTATGATTGTAGCGATTTCAATAAATCCACCAGCGGGATTTACGGCTACCACGAGCGGAACTAGCAGCACTACAACAACAACAACAAGCACTACCTCTAAACCTGCTGTCGATACCACTAAAGCGACTGCTGCTGCGACTGCTTAATAATAAATGATAATTACTATTTAGGATTATAATAATACTAACATAAATATATAATGAGTTATTCAATTCAAAACTATATAGATAGTTCTATTTCAGACGACATAGATATCCATAGTTCTAGAGATATCTCAACATTTTATAGTTTCAATGGGAATAAATCGAGGTATATGTTTTTTGTGAGCGATAGCAAAAACATCTATATAGAAACGCATAAAGGCGCAGTTATTATACCATATGAACATATTGCAAAATACAATAAATTACATGCATATTATATCATATCGCTGCAAATAACATCGCGACAACCGAGAATATATTATTGCAAATATGGGTATAAAGGTATCTATAAGGAGCATAGGAAATGGTATATAATGTCTAACATATATTGGAAATCAATGAATATGTCTTATGGTGATTATTGTTATTTCAAGGATAACCCAAATAATATTGATTTACATATTTGTGATACGTGCGAAGACATTGCTAGTTTTATATTTGGATTTAATAATAGCGAACAAGACCCAAGTAAAATAAGCGACTGGTTAATAAATTACGAGATTACTTGCATATATAATGAATTATATAATTGCGAAGTAATTATTAACATCGCTAAAGGCTCTTATAAATTACTAGAGATAATAAAGAGACATTTCGGTATCAATAATGATATAGTATTGAAAATATTTAATTATATAAATATATCTCAGTTATCCGATATAAATATATCTCAAGATATAAATATATCTTAGGGATATATTATAGATATAGATATATTATGCTTAACATAGTTATATTATCATTAACAATGATATATATTTCAGTAACAACCTCATATACGTCGTATGCAAGAAGTCTAGCAAGTAATACGTTGCGAGCAAGTAATACGCTTCCATATAAGCAGGGAAGTCTCCGATACCATACTGCGGGAACTGCTTCTGCCAAAAGAGAGATACCTAAATTAACTAGAATGGCTATGGCGGAAGGCGGAGATGGAGGATACTTTAATAATTTGAATTTGCCATTATATCTTAATACCAGTCTAAGTAGTCTTAATCTTACTAAATCAGATTACTATATGAATATGCCTACGACTGGAGAGAGTATAGAGATATCTTCAATTTATCTAAATATAGACAAGGTAAAAGGAGTGTATTTTTCAAAGGATGTCAAGAATGTTATCTTCACATTCCCAGAAAAATTATCAGAACTTTATTATTACAATAGTAGCAAGGGGCAGATATACAAGATATCAAACAATACGAGGATACAAATGAAAAACCTCAAAAAGTTTGTATTGCAAAGTTTCAATAATAATATCGACGGCATAATATTTTAATATATTTTGTAATATTAGAAATTAATAATAATGAATGATAAAATAGAAATAGACCAAATATTTGCTGAATGCGTAGGGACATATGTGTTCTTTATGTGTATATTGCAAACGTCAGACCCATTCCCTATTGCAATCGGTTTATTAGCCGCCGTTTATATGTTTGGCAAGGTTTCAGGTGGCTTCTTCAATTCAACATTAAGTTTCATTATGTATCTCAAAGGTGATATTGGGCTCTTTAAGTTGGTCGCATATATATTAGCGCAATCAATAGGAGGTATCCTAGCATTAACAACGTGGAAAATTATAAATAGCAAGTAATCCCAAGTAATCAATAGTTTATTTTTTATAATGATATAATTATATAATTATATAATGATATAGATTATATTATATATATTATATTATGGCACAACTATATACATCAATCGAAGTATCTGGAGGGTTAGGAAGTCAATTATTTCAACTAGCCTATATAATTTCTTTTTTACGTTTATCTAAGAAGAACAGAATTAAAAGGAAGTTAGTATTTAAGGAAGGTAATGCATCTAAGGATGTATATAGGAAAACTCATTGGAATACATTATTTCAAGGGCTTTTTCGCGTTGTAAATGCTAGCGACTTTGAGAAGATACCATTTAATAGTTTGTATATTGAAGTAATCCCTCATAAATACATTGAACCTAAGGCAGACATTAAGGATAATGTTTTTTTTGATGGCAAATACCAGACATTCAAGTATATAGATGATAGTTTGCGAGAGAAGATGACTAATATCATCTATAGCAACGAGGACATTATGTATCCTGCGTATTATAAATACAGGGATATATTGGACTACTTTGGAAGTGATACTAAAGACAATGATATGGTGTCGCTGCACATAAGACGAGGAGACTATTTATCGCTCTCCAATTATAACTATAATTTAGAGATGAATTATTATAAGGAGGCATTGCAGATTGCTAATAAAAAGAATGTTGTAGTATTTTCAGATGATATAGAATGGTGCATTAATAATTTCAATGATTATGTGAATAGAGACGGCGCTTACAATGTATATTTTGTATCTAATAAAATATATAAAGAGACTGAAGTGCTTATCAAAGATGATATCGAACTTATATTAATGTCGATGTTTCAAAATAATATCATTGCGAACTCTTGCTTCAGTCTTTGGGCTTCTTTTATAAGTTTTTATAAAAATAAAATAGTGGTCGCTCCGAAACGTTGGTATTCGTGTGATGGTTGCAAAGAATACGATGAGGTATATCATAAATATATAACGCATTATATATAAACATTTTGCTATTTTGTAGTATATATATATACATATTATTGAAATGAACACGATATCTTCAAAAGACAACATATATAATGAGAATATGATATTAAGGGAGCAAGTAAGGTTCTTAACTGATTGCATTACAAATCAAATGAATAACTTGGAGATTTTATGTGAAAGCAGTAAAACCAGCCTAATACACAAGGAAGACCTCAAGCCATTTTATAAGAAAACTTATAAATGCGAAATATATATATATAATAATATATAATAATATAATAATATAATAATATATTAAGATATAATAATTGATAATATTAGTTTATTATATATATAACTATGGTCTCTATAAATGCTGATTTGTATTTTACAAATATACACATATTACCTAAAGCAGTAAATGCGATGGTATGCAAAAGTTGGTATGCGCCTATAATTAGTATTCTAAAGAAAAAGAAACAGACCTTTTATGAATTGCAAATATATAACTTAATAGTTAATAAATATAGCGGCTATCCTACATTTGGGTGTAATGCTAGAAGAAGATTGGATTTTTCAGATAAAAAGGGGATAAATGTATATGATGATAACATATTTGATATCGCATATGATAATATGATTAAGCAAATCTTTAATTATCTCTCTGATGACCCCGTAGTGTTCTTAAATATCAAAGAGAGCTTGATTATATATTATACTAAGTATATTTCAATGTATAAAAAGTATTGCCGAATGGAACTGCTTGAGATGGCAGATAATAACGAGTATATTGACAAGGATATCGCCAATGAATACAAAGAGATATTATTCAAATATTATAGTTATGTAATCACGTAATTGGTCGAATACTATATAATATGTAAGTAATATACATTCTATTATTTCTTTTTTATTGTAATATGTAATATGTAAAATAATAAATATTATAAATAGAGTGCCATATATTTTTTGGTATGAGCCAGAAAATAAAAGAATTTATAAAAGAGATTAAAAAATATGAAACTGCAGAGAAACTTATTAAAGGTTACAAACCAAATGGAGTTAAAAAGGTTATTGATGATTTAAATAAATTAAATGAAGATAATAATAAATCAAGACAAGGATTTATATATGAAAAACTTTGGGATATATGTGTAAAACTTGGTATAACTGACCTAACATATAAGGACAAGGATAAGGATACGACACACGGGATAGGTAATATTAATAATAAAAATGATGCAGAATTTAAAACTATTGATAAATTTTTTGATGCATATATTGAAGAAAAGGTAATTAGTGGTAATTCAGGAGGTTATTCTGATATTACATTTGAAAATGAAAATAAAAAAGAAAATAAGAAGATATTATATTTAGTATCTGTAAAGTATATTGACGTTGTTGGAAAAAGCATTAAGGATTTTGATATACAAAACCTATGTACAATTATAAAGGATAGAGAGGAAGAATATATCAAAAAAAACAAAGATGATAAGGATATGAAAAATTATGAAATAAAAACGCTATTATTTGTTAAAAATAAAAAAGATTTTAAAAAACTTTGTAATAACGCTAATAAATCAAGCAATTTATTGATAAAATACATATCACCTAATGGTAATTATGAAAATGTATATGACCTCGTCGATTTAGAAATATATTACAATAAATTAAAGAAATTACTTGAATTATATGATTACTGGAAAGATGAACAATGTATTAACGACTTTAAAGAAGGGTATTTAGCAATAAAGGATAAAAAGATACCTTTTATACCACGATTTCATCAGGAATTATTCATAGAGAAGATTAATGCATTAATTAATACGTTCAGTTTCAGTAATAAGGATGATAAAAAAATATTAGTAGGGGCTATACCGCGCTCAGGGAAAACCTACATAATGGCTGGAACAATTCTAAGACACGTTAAAGAGCACACGAGAAAAGAATTAAAGAACAGGGTAACGAAGAGAACATTTAATAATTATGTAATAATCACACCAGCACCTAATGAAACACTCAAACAATACGAAGAGGCTTTTAACGAACATATAGATTTTGATAGATATAATATTAAAGCAAAAACTATTAATATATCCGATAAGATAGATTTTAATATACATAATGATGATACACCAACTTCGAAAAGAATTGAAAAGCATATTGTATATTTAATTTCAAAGCAAAGACTAGAAAATATAAGTGGTAGAGCAAATATAGATAATGAGGACGAAGAAGATGAAGTTAAAGGGAGAGAAAAGGCAGATAAATATAAAGAGAATATTGAGAATTATTTTGGGAAAGAAGATAACAATATTAAAATAATCTTTATGGATGAAGCACATTTTGGAATGTCTACTGCTATAGCAAAGGAGATAGTTGATACTATGAATACAAATAAATCTGTTAAAATATTTGTTACGGCTACCTATAACAAACCACAAAACATATATCACGTTAAAGAAAAAAACTTGATAAAATGGGATTTAGATGACATTAAATTATTAAAAGATATGAGCACAGAAGGGTTAGAAAAAGGGGAGGTTATTAAAGATTTTAGGAAGGTTCTTGACCAATTTTCGAAAAAATTTGGTGTAAATATTTTAAATAAGGTATTAAAGAATAATGGGTGGGATTGGTATGGTATTACACACAATGAACTATCTAGTAAAGTGATTACAAAGGTTCTTAATAATAACAAGCATATTATTGATAATATAATAAAACAATATATGCATTTTCCACAACCTTATATGATAACCGCAGTATGGGATAAGGAGTTTTATGATAAAGAGAAAGAAAAATTATTGGATACAGAAGGGAATATTTTAAAAGATTATGGATTTGATATGGGTAAATTATTTGAACCAAATAAGAGCAATAATTCATTTGTAAATGAAGAACAATTAGTGCAACTCTTACATTATTATTTTGGTTATCCTGATACAGATAAGAAGTATGATATACAATATCAATACAAAATGAATGGGATATTACCGCGCATAGAAAGGATATGTAATCATAAATGTAGAACATTACAAACAAAATCACATAAGACAACCCAATTATGGTTTTTACCTCACGACCATATTGCTAAGATTATAAATGCTTTATTACATCTTTTATCAGGTTCTAAATTTAAATATATATTTGAAAAATATGTGTTTTACATTGCAGTTGATATACGAGGCATAAAAGATGCAGATAAATACAAAGACAAAGACGAAGACCATATTAGATATATGGGTAAAGCTGGTGATATAAAGAAGGATATAAAGGATATAGAGAAGGAAATTAAAGATACCAATAATTATGAAGGGTTAATTATATTGACTGGCAAACGATTGCAATTAGGAATATCATTAGAAAATGTTGATATTGTTGCACTATTTACTAATATCAATGCATCAGATGCTATATATCAAATGATTTTTAGAAGTATGACAGAGGTTGACAATGATGATGTTTGTGATGGAAGCAGTTTTTGTTCTAAGAAGAAATATGGTTTTATGGTTGATTTAAATCCACAGCGAACAATATATACATTAGAATATTTTGCGGATAGAATAACAAACAAAGGAGACAAAGATGATAGAGAGAATAAAGAGGACAGATTTAATAGTATTTCTAAATTAATTAATATTGACAAAGACAAATTAACAAACAAGGATGATAATGCGACTGATGCAGAAAATATTAAATTTACAAAGGAGTTTTTTGATAAATTAACTAGTTCTTGGGAAGCAAATACAGAAAATATAAAAAATATTCTAATAAAACAAGACATATTTAGTGATGATGTCAAAACTATATTAAAAGAGAATGAAAAATTTGATTTTAGTAGATTATTTAAGAACGATAAAACTGCTGGGAAAGCATTAGTTGTCAAATCCGACCTTGCTTTTGTATTGAAAAATATATATACACTGCAACCAAAAAAAGGAAAAAAGGAAGTGAAAGAACCTAATATTATTGATATCTGGATAGATATACTAAGTGAGACAATATCTATATTATCATTCATATCATCATATTATAAAAATGAATTTGAATGTATATTTGTCGATGATAAAAGGAAGGACTTTAATTATGAAATTCTTAAAATTTTTGAGGAACTTAATGATGATAAAGAATTAAAAGTAATGTTTATATACTTTTTAAAAAAGAGAGTAATAAAGAAGGAAGCCATAGGCGGCGACGAAGATAATTTTGACAAAAACTTATTTGATATGATTTATGATATAATTAAGTTGATTAATAAAAAACAATCGGGAGGACAAGTAATAAGCGTGAATGAAATAATACATATGAGAAAGCAAAAGATTTATAATATTAAAAAGATTGATGAACTATTAGAGTTTATTAATGCCAATCTAGCACCTAAAGAAGTTGAAAAGAAAGAACGTGGAGAAGTTTTTACGCCTATGAAATTAGTTAATGAGATGCTTGATAAACTACCTCAAGAAGTATGGAGTGATGAGAAAAAGAAATGGTTAGACCCAGCGACGGGTATGGGGAACTTTCCTGTTGCAGTTTATATAAGGCTAATGGAAGGTCTTAAGAAAAGAATAGGCAATGAAGAAGAACGTCGAAGGCATATTCTGCAGAATATGCTTTATATGGTTGAACTTGATAAAGGGAATGTATTTATGTTAAAAAAGATTTTTTGTGGTAAAGGTGGTGGGGGTGGAACATATAAATTAAATATATTTGAAGGTAGTTTTATTGATTTCAAAACTGCTACAATTGTATTACCTCCTAAAGAAGAAATTGATATAAAATTTGATGTAATATTAGGTAATCCGCCATTCCAATATAAGGAAGGCGACACTCAAGCACAACCTATTTGGCACCTATTTGTCGAAAGGTCATATGAGTTATTAGAAAATAATGGGTATTTGCTAATAATTCATCCTTCGGGGTGGCGAGATATTAGCGGGAAAGGTAAAGGGAAAAAAAGAAATGTTTTTGATTTTATGAAAGAACATAATTTAATATATCTTAATATGAACGATTTTGAAACAGGGAAAAAAATATTTGGCGTAGGAACAAACTTTGATTATTATGTAGTTCAAAATACGCTTACAAATAGTAATAAAACAATTATTAATGATATTGATAATACAAAGGGAGATGAAGAAGAATATGAGATAGATTTAAATAACTGGGATTTTATACCAAGTGGTAAATTCAAAGATTTCAAAAAAATAATAGCAACAAAAAAAGAGGAAAAAGTAAATGTATTAAATGAATCGTTATATCATACTCAAAGAGATGAAATGTCAGATACTAAAACTGAATTTCCTTGTTGCTATAGTATTACTATAAAAGATGCAATGAAATATAAGTATAGTCTCCGCGACAAAGGGGGGCATTTTGGTGTTCCAAAAGTTATTTGGTCTAATGGCGCTGGCACATATCCTATAGTTGATAAAGAAGGAAAATACGGATTAACACAATATTGCTATGCTATAATTGATGATACGAAAAATTTAAATGCAATTAAAAAAGCAATGGACAATCCAGCATTCATAAAACTGATGAAGTATCTTTCATTTAAAGAAGATCATAAATATAACTATAAAATAATATCACTATTCAAAAAGGATTTTTATAACTATTTCTTAGATAAAAAATTAAGCGGAGGTATGCAAGGTATGAAATATATTAGAAAAATAGCAAAGGTATATAATAAATCAACAATCTACCTTGACCGACATCACAGGGCTTAAGAAGCCCGTATCTTTGAATACAATCCTGTAATGGAAATGGCGCTCTAGTAATTGACTAAATACTTTTTTAACCTTGTATCTATCAGGGCAGAAAATGCGAACTTCGGCTTTACCATTCTTAACTTTAGATACACCTACATTATTATAATTTTTATATGCTTCATAAGGATCCTCTATGATTTTATCGGTCTTATTAGCAGCCCAATAGATAACAATCGTCCCGTCCTCGTAATCATTCATATCGATTGTATATGATAAGTTAGCCCCGTTAGGTATTTTTTCATTTGCAATCAATGTATTCGGTAAATGCGCTAATCCCAAAAACGGCAAGAATGTCTCCTTCTTCATCATAAGCATAACGGCTGCTGCTATTACAAATATTACGAATATGCGAAGCACAACATTGTAATTATCGCTAAATAATATATAGAGGGCGCTGATAATAGAATATGATAATATGATTGTCATCGTTATCATATGTATATATATGTCTTGAAAGAATATTTTGTTCATCATCATTGTTTGTTAGGAAATATTAAATTATTAATCTAATATATAAAAAGAATATAAATAATATCAGATTATTTGATTATCAGATGATATATGCGATATATATGCGATATATATGCGATATATATCATATTTATCATATTTATCATATTTATCATATATATCATATATATCATATTTATCATATTTATTTAGAAATATAAATCTCGTCTGCAATTCCTAAGCGGATGCACTCGTCCGCATTCAATTCCAAATCTTTCACAAGGATTTCCTTCAAATATTTCTTAGTTATTTTTGTTTTATCCAAATAAATCTGATTAATATGTGCTTGAATTTTAAGGCAGTTTTTGTAGGTATCATCGATATATGCTAATTTACCCCAGCAACCTGACCGCAACTCGTGAACAAGAACATAGGAGTTTGTGCAAATATATCTCTTATGTCCGTGAATACTAATAATAGTCCCTGCAGAGGATACGTTGCTATCAATAATGGTATTCACAGGGATACTCAGGCTTTTAAAGCAATCAATGATAGAGAATGCCGAGTAAATACATCCTCCATTCGTAGTAATATGCAGGTAAATCTCAGGTTGAACATTAGAGGACGCGCTAATACTCTCCACCCTCAATTTAATCTCAAGACTTCTCAAATATTTGCAAAGCGTAAATGCCGATTTCGGTGTAATGTCAGAAGAGAAATACAAATGATTATTAATAATATAAATGTTCTTATCGTGCGGGTCATTATGCTCTTCGGCTTCCTCGTCGTCGCAAGTATATTTTCTTTTTTTCGATGCATACACGTATTTACTATTACTATCCATTGTTATAGTGATTGTTATGCGGTATGTATTATTATATATATATTAATATGATAAAATCTTATATAATATATATTAGCAACATATTTTTATTTATATCTTATAAAGAGAAGTTATGAAAAAATATATATTAATAGCAGTCTTAACATTAATAATCTTATTTGTTGCAATATATGTAAGTGATTATGTTAAGAGTATTTATTTTGACAATTGCATAGAAGATTTCAAAGATGCTTATTCATTAATAAAGGAAAAGTTTGAAAATGACAATAAACTTACGACGGATTACGATGCTCTTGTGAAATCGAGAGGCGAAGCCCTTACCCTTTATGGAGATGCAACAAATCAAGAAGTAAGTTTCAGCGCTGAAATGGACAAATATAAAACGAAGGTATATGACAAGTATGAAACTATTAATGACCCTATAGGCGACGAATATTTACCATACAGGGCAAAAAACTACAGGAATGACCCCTCTGCAATATCAAATAATAACTTGAATGAATATACAATAATAAATGTTTATAAGAATATTCTCGATAGGCAACCTACCGATAAGGAATTAAACAGGAACTTGCAGGATTTCTATGAGAATGACTTGAATGAAGATATCTTAAAATTAAGAATATACAATTCGACGGAATACAAAATAATAACAAATATGCAAAGTAATGATATAAAACCCGAATTAATCACAAACATATCTAAAGGACATCTTAAAGATAAACTTAAAAAATTCTACAAAGACCAACATAATACCGAATTAACAAACACGCGAATTCTAGATATTTTAGTAAAATGCTATGTGCATTTACAATTTAACGATTATTTATTCAGAGCGATGTTGATGCACGATAAATATAATGAGTTTGAATATAATATTAAAAAAGAACTTATAGTATCTGATAATAAATTACTAGAAATGTTTGATAATAGTTTCATATTATATGAGCTTCGATTGATAGCGAACGAATTGAAGAGACAAGACATAATTAAGAGGACTGCTATGGCGACCCCAGTATCACTACATCAGAATTCACAAAGCGAGTTAAATACGTCGAATATAAATGTGTCTGTTGATAGCGAAAAGCATTTTTCAGAAATAGTAAAGAATAGTGATAATGTTTTTAATATAAATATTATGCTAAATGATAAAAATGACTTAATGAGTTCTCCATATGCTAGGAATAATCTAGGAGACCCGCTAGGCGAGCAAAATCAGTTAAATGATACTATATTATCTTTAAACCAGTTATATTCTCAGGGATATCTCAATGATAGCCAAAATAATATTTCGGAATTAACGGGTAAAATATCAGAATTAACAGGAAATATATCCAATATTGCCGAAAATATCCCAGCAATCTCTGGCGATTTGTCAGATATCACAGGCAATATCCCAGCAATCTCTGGAGGTATTAGCGGCACAGGGCAAATATCATCTTCTGCACCTGCGACTACTTCTAACATAGCGACGGGTATAATAACATCCAACGTTGCTTCATCAGGAACAAATAATAATGTGATACAGCAGCAACAGCAAATATTACAACAGCAAATATTACAACAGCAAATATTACAACAGCAATTACTTAGAGAAGATTTGCAACCTCAACAAAAACAAGATATACAACAGCAATTAATGATATTACAGCAACAGCAACAATATCAACAGCAATTACTACAACAGGAACTACTTAAACCCGAATTGCAACCTCAGCAAAGACAAAAGATAGAACAGCAATTAATGATATTACAGAAACAAGATAAGCAGATGCAAGGGCGACCACAGGGACAACCAGCAAATAGAGTATATAATCCAATTGATTATATATATCAATATAGGGGAGATATGGGACATCGACCAAATGTGTGTTCTTATGGGACAAAGCAAATAGTGCAACCAGTATTCTTAAATTCTTCAACATTATTTCAAGGCACCGATTTGAAAGAGGCTGCTGAAAATACGCAAGTAGGTAGTATAATGCCTAAATTTAAATATTACGAATACGAAGATGTTAAGTAGCGGTAGCAAATATATTATATACTTTGTTAATTTTTGCCAAGACCAATAATTTCAATTTATTAGGCAAATAATTATTTTCTATAAGAAACCCTTTTATTTCTATGCATTTATCGACGATTACATGTATTAGCAAATTAAACTTTGTTTTGATTATATAGTCTTGGATATTCTCTAGATAATCATATATTATATATAATATAGTATATTTATATATTCCTATCATAATATAATTTGCATTATTAGCATTATTTATATTAGCAGTAATATCATTTTCATATCCTATAAGAATTTGCATTGTTTTTATAGGTTCCAATGATTTATGTATTTTCATATTATATAAGACATCATATATATTATCATACCTCTTATATACGATGCAATATATGACATTAAATAAGTCATATAAATTAATATTAGAGTATTCCCAATTATAATTAAAAATACTACCAAATAATTTGCAACATAACCTGATGCGTTTGTTTTTGATTTTATGGATTGCTATATTCTCGTTGCCGCGATAGCTGCTATAGTTCTTATTTTTAGTTCTTACAAATATATTGAGCAAATATATCTCGGCAACTTCTTTGCGAACAACCTTGTTTATTACATAATAAGATAGGGTATTAGCGGCTGCATATAGTTCCTTATCATTGTATCTATAATCATACAAGTTTGCATTTATGTTTGCATATGTATTGTCGAATATTACATAATAATATGGTGTCGCAGTATCATATAGCATATACTTAATAATATCCTTATTGTTTTTGAGAATAGCATATTTATGCGAATATATAGATTTATCTAGCAATATAAAACTACGCAAATTATTAATGAACAAGGAAGAAGAGATGGATAGTATAATATCCACGCAAAAATTATTAATGAACATTAATAATATTATAGATATTATTATAATATCTTCATCATTTTTTACAAAATATTATCTTAATATATATTAGGATATTTATAATAATATGTTGTCAAAAAAACTTAGGGAGGGATTAAATTTTAGACAAGGCGTAATAAATGAGGCACTTGAAACTAATGCTGCTAAAGCTGCTAATGCTGCTCGTATGAGGGGAGGAAGGCAACAGCAACAGCAACAGCAACAGCAACAGCAACAGCAACAGCAACAGCAACAGCAGCAGCAACAGCAGCAACAAATAGCAGGGAATGTAAAAGTATATACAGGACCCAAACAAGGTAAATTTATAATTAATAAACACGGCAAGAAGGTCTATATTGACCGCAAAACATTAAATAACAATGTTCCCTATATGAAAAAGAAGGCTAAGAAAGCTAAGAAGTAAATAACCTATTACTAATTTTTTTAACTTCTATTATAATATTAAGAAGGTGTATTAATAATTTTATGAATAATAATAATTCGGAATATAAAATCGACAAGATTATTAAAGAAATAGAGGTTAATAAATTAAAGAACGTATACAATGAATACAATGATGTTATCACTCTAATCTCAAAGTTTATTATTAAAAAGAAACTTATATTATACGGCGGCTTTGTTATAAACGTTATTTTACCAAAAAAACTGAGATTTTACAAAGATTATACCATTAATGATTTTGATTGTTTATCCAAAAATCCACTTAACGATTCAATAGAGCTTGCTAAAATCATTAAGGAAAAAGGATATACCTACATTAAAATTAAAAAGGCGAAGCATCAAGGAACTTATAGGGTATATGTATATGGTAAGCAGATTTTTGATATTAGTATTATAAAATCCAATATATATGACAATTTATTAAAATATAGCAAGAAGGAAAAGAAAAGTTTAAAGCATTACAAGGATAAATACAACATAATACCATTGCCCATTATAAAGAAAAATTTGTATTACGAACTTTCGCGCCCAGAACAATCAGGGTATAGATGGGAAAAAATATACGAGCGCCTAAATATATTGAATAAAACATATCCTACGCCAATTTTAAATGCAAAATACGAATGCATTAAAATACCAATCATATATCAGGTATTAACAAAGAATATTTTAGAATATATTAAAGTCTCTAAAAATCCCGTCATAGATAGTTTTGCGCTTAAAATATATAAGAAGTTGAGCTTAAATTGCTGTGGACGCATCAATGATTATTCCAAGTATATTACTATATTATCAACTGATTACGAGAAAACTAAAAATGACATATTAGCGATTATCAAGAATAAGGAGAATAAACTTGCTAATTATGATATCGATATTACTAATCGCGTCGATAAAGACAACCTATTATATACATATTATGATATCAACATAATAAATAAAGAGGATAATACAATATTTAATTTAATAAATATTATAAATGTTAAAAATGAATGCTTCTCTATCAACAATGGGACTAAAAGCGAATATAATAATTTTACTATAGGAAGTTTAGATACTATATTATATTTTCTTTATACTACATACATATACAATATAATATATATTAATGATGCTAAAATTGCGAATGAGAAACTATATTATATCAATGAATACGAGAAATATATTATTGATAATATCAACAACAATATATTAAAGAGACTAAAAAGTAAATGCTATGGTATAATCAACTATGATGACGAAATTAAAGAGATATGGAAGAAGAAGCTAACATTAAAGTATATATCTTGAACACGCAGATTACTTTAATTATTTTTTTTATCTGAACTATTATAATGTTCATTAACCTCTTCGGTTTCAAATGCTGCGTCGGCTGCTTCGGCAGGATTACTAGGTGATACATCAGGATTACTAGGTGATACATCAGGATTACTAGGTGATACATCAGGATTACTAGGTGATACGTCGGGATTACTAGGTGATACATCAGGATTACTAGGTGATACGTCAGGATTACTAGGTGATACGTCAGGATTACTAGGTGATACGTCAGCATCCTCTTCAGTTGCTACACGTTCTTCATCAGCATCCGCTTCATCATCCTCTTCAGTCGCTACGCGTTCTTCAGCATCCGCAGCATCCGCCGCGCATATTTTATCATCCTTATCATAATAAATAATGATATAGCCATCATCATCTACAATTAATTTATCTTTGTCGTTAAGTGAATATAATAGTTGTATCATTCTGTTTTGTTTTATAGATTTCAGATTTAAATTGTTATTAAAGATGTTTTTAAAAGAAGTAATCGATAGCGAAATAATCACATCATCGTAATAAGGCACTAAACTATTAAAACATAAATAGAAGTTTGTCAGCGTATTATAGTAAATTGCTCTAAAATTATTATAAATGTTAAGTTTCATAATTATCTTAGTATTTTTATATATATTATGTTAGTATCTTTTATATATTTTATATAGATATATTATACCCTATTCTTAATAAAATATATGCATATTGAAAGATTAAAATGTGTTAAAATGGATGTGTTAAATAATTTGAAAAATTTGTCTCTAAATTGTATATTCAATCTTCTAAGAATTTGTTCAGGTGGATTTAATACATATACTGAAGGGTCTGTCCAATCAGATGATGTTTGACTATATGAAATGTCTGAATTTTCAGCATATGAATATGGTATTAAATCAAAATATTTAGCGCAATCAAAAATTGTATTCGTTGTAGTTGATGTATTAGCAACTCCATCAATAACAAAATTACTTGTGATAACTTGGGTGCCCTTTATATATGAATTAGACCTGTCATAATCGTTAAGTGTAATATAGATAGGGTCATATTTTTCATATGATAATGGTGTATTTTTTATAGAGGTTGTTGATACTATAGATGATTTTAGAATTTTAATGTAAATTACATTCTTAATTGGTTCTACTAAATTAATATAGAAGTTTGTTTCTGCTGCATTAAACATTAAACAATTTGAACTATTTAAATTAAGGATTATTTTATCATATTTAAAAGTATTATTTAAATCTACAACACTCATATATCTTATAATTATAATATATATTAATTATTCTATAATCACAACACAGACACAGACACAAAAAATATATAAAGATTTTATAATATATATAACTATAGAAATATATATAAAATAATGGTGAATACTGATGAGATTGCGGCTGGTTTTGATATTGGGACAACAACGAGTTGCGCCGCCGTATGGTTGAATGATAGAGTAGAGATTATTCCCGACGGACAAACAGGCTCGCGTATTATCCCATCATATGTTTCATTTTCAGACGAAGAAAAACTCGTCGGTGATGCTGCTAAAAATCAATCTACTATGAACCCTAAAAATACTATATATGATGCAAAACGTCTCATTGGTCGCAAGTTTAATGATAAGGTTGTGCAGGTAGACATCAAGCTATGGTCTTTTAACGTCACAGGGGATAATAACAACAAGCCTCTAATCAATGTTAAATATAAGAACGAGGACAAGCAATTTCATCCTGAGGAGATTTCTGCAATGGTTATTCAGAGGCTCAAGGAGACAACCGAATCGTTTCTAGGGCATCCGCTTAAAAAGGTGGTTATCACTGTGCCAGCATACTTCAATGATTCGCAAAGACAAGCTACGAAGGACGCTGGTGCAATCGCAGGTCTCGAGGTATTGCGTATTATTAATGAGCCTACTGCGGCTGCGATTGCATATGGTCTCGATAAGACTGGAGACAAGCAAGAGAGGAATATTTTAGTTTTTGATTGCGGTGGTAAAGTTCTGCTACCTTCGGAGTATGCCCGAACATTGATTGCTTGTTATTAAAACGGCAATAGATGGAAGCTGGTTAATTGCTGGAAACTCCTAAAGCCATTATCTACCACAGCGGAATGCGTGAGCATAAATGCGAAGGTTTGAAAAAGATATGGATGAATATGATTTCTATATTAAAAATATTAAAATATTTAATATGGAATTTATTAATGAAATGGACAATCAGCAGCCAACATTGTTAGCGATAACAATAAGGTTCAACGACTAGATAAAGTAAGGTAATATTACCAGAAATATCCACGAATGCCAGCGTTTAGATTTGAAAAAAATTGATAATTAGTATAAACACATATCATTATATCATAGTATATTGCAACAAACTATATATAATGGATGAAAGGTTGAAAATATTAAATAATGTTATTGAAATAACTAAAGATAATACCCCAATAGAAATAAAAAGCATTAAATTAGAATTTTCGTGTAATAAATATTCATCAAAGAAAAATAGCATTTATCACATTACACTGAACGACAAACATCTATCAAAAAGGGATGCGCTTAATATTAAATACAAGTGTATTACGTGCGACGCGGTCCATATTGTAGGAACAACACAATTTTTGAGAAAGATAAATAAGTGTTCTTATAGATGCGATAGTTGTGGTAGCAGTGTTAATAAAGATAAACAAACACCAATACTACCTTTGTCATTAAAAGAACAAAAAGAAGAGAGTGATAGGCTATTTGAGGAATACGACGATGATTTTAAAGATACTTACTATTCATATCATTTAACAAATGAGGATTATAAAAGAATTTCTAAAAATATAATAAGTCTCCAAAATGAAAAATATAAAATAGAAGATTTAGAATACTGGGCTGTTTTTAAAACGAATAACCAGATGCTATTTTCGAGTGTATTTTATGACTATGCGAATAATCTAGTAATTAAAGCGAACCAACCTATATTGCGATGTGATAATTGTAATAATGATTGGCGAGCTAAAACATTAGAAAAATATAAGAATAGTCATAAAATACTATGTTCATCTTGCACACTATGTAATAAAACATACAAGATAAGAACAACGAAAAATTGCATAAATGATATTATATTATATCAATCTAAATTGGAATTAAATTTTATCAACTGGTGTAATAACAATTCTATAATTGTTAAGAATGGACCCGTAATATCATATATATTTCAAGATATTAAAAGGAACTACAAGGTTGATTTTATGATAAATGACTTATTGATAGAGATTAAAGATAATCATATTTGGTATCGGAATGATATAAAATCAGGTAAGAATGACGCGAAAATCAATGCAGTAAAAGAAGCAATACAAAATGGGGATTATAAGGAATATTATTTAATAACACCAGACATATGGGTTAATACATTAAAAATAATAAAGCAAAAGCAACAACAAATCAAATCAAATCAAATCAAATCTAAATAAGATATAGTCTAAACTCATATGAAAGTATGAGAAATAATGGTTAAATGCTATTATGGTAATAATGTCGTGTTTGGGAACGCACGATGTATCTATTTTAACTCTTGACGGAGGTATTTTTGAGGTGAAAGCGACTGGAGGAGATACGCATTTGGGAGGCTCTGATATCGACAATCTGATTGTAGAATGGTTGTGTGAGGATATCAAGAAGAGGATGAAGAAGGATGTGCGCGAGAATGCACGTGCTCTTAAGCGGCTTAATATTGCTGCAGAGAAAGCAAAGAAGACACTATCGGCATCAACGACTACATCTATTGAAGTTGAATCGCTGCTTGATGGTGTCGATTATAATACTACGCTAACTCGAGCCAAGTTTGAGCAACTTGCGGACAAGGTATTTATGAGAACTCTTGAGCCTCTTGATAGGCTTCTTAAAGACGCAAAGATGTCTAAGGGGGATATTCACGAGATTGTTCTAGTTGGTGGAACAACGCGTATCCCGCGAGTTCAAGAGCTTCTATCTAATTATTTCAATGGAAAGCAATTGAATAAATCACTAAATCCCGATGAGGCAGTTGCTTATGGTGCAGCAGTTCAGGCATCTATTCTAACAGGACAAGGCAACTCTAAAACAAGCGAGTTGCTATTGCTTGATGTTGCACCGCTTTCTCTAGGTATTGAAACTGCTGGCGGAGTAATGACTAAAATCATTGAGCGTAATACTACAATCCCTACGAAGAAATCGCAAACATTTTCAACATATGCTGATAATCAGCCAGGTGTCGATATTAAGATTTATGAAGGTGAGCGAGGATTTACAAAGGATAATAATCTGCTAGGAAGTTTTCATTTGGATGGCATTCCTCCAATGCCACGAGGACAGCCGCAAATCGAAGTATCATTTGACGTTGATGCAAATGGTATTATGAATATTACGGCAGAAGAGAAGACAACAAAGAAGACTAATAACATTACTATTACAAACGACAAAGGTCGCCTTACTAAAGAGCAGATTGAAGAGATGATTAAAAAGGCAGATGAATATAAAGAGGAAGATAATAAACTAAAAGAGAAGATTGAAGCAAAGAATGGTCTAGAAAATTATCTGTATAATCTTAAGAATTCTATGACAAAGCGCGAAGGTTCTCCTGCTATTCTCGATGAAGTTAAAGAGGAACTTGACCCAATCATTGAGGAAGGTATCAAATGGCTTGAAGAGAATGATAAACAGGATACTGATGTTTATAAGGAAAAACAAAAAGAGCTCGAGGCTAAAGTAAATCCTCTAATGCAAAAACTATATAGTCAAGGGATGCCCCCGCCAAGTGGAGATGCTCCAGAAGATGCTGCTGGTGCCGCTGGCGATGTTGATGATTTAGATTAGGTAATAATAAGTTATTAACGTAGTATTAACGAGCCGTTGATAATGCTAATGGAATAGACATTAGAGCAAATAATATAATTAGGGATATGATTGATGCTAATATTATATTATATATGAAATACACTTCGCGTTTTATATCTTCGCTGCATTCACAATTTATTTCTTTTAGTTTATTAATAAATATTATAGATATTATGATATTTATAAATCCCAGAAAATTTACTAGTCCAGCAAATAACCTATATAAACGGAATAAATCGCTTGTAATATCGCGATACGTCATATTGTTAAAGAATAAGTAGATATTTATTAATAATGATATAGACATTACTGGAATGAGAACGTGCAAGTAATATTTAATATATAACCTCATCCAACTATTACTACATTTGCAATCTATGCTTTCTAACTTGTATATCCAAATAATAGCATATACATTTATTACTAACGCAATGGAACCTATTAATATCGCAAATAATAGCGTAGTTGACTTTATTGATGTTGCGGTAGCATTGTCTATACCGCCAGGACCACCTAGCGAACCAGGAATAGGAGACATTGATTTTAATGTCTTTGATAAAGGTTTTGATTTCGGCGATTTTGAAGATTTCTTAGTTTTAGGAGGCATTAATATGTAATTTTTCTATTCTACTTATAAATAAATATTTTTATTAAATGGTTTGTCTTATATATAAATGTTTATAAATTATATGTAAATATATCTAAATATAAAATGCAAGGAATAGAAAATTTAGGTTCTACCTGTGCAATTAATAGTTTAATACAGGTTATTTCTAGGAATAATATACTTCGTAATATTATTTTGTCCAATGAGTTTGCAGACAATACTATATCATCCCAACTAAAAGAAATAATTGATTTGATGGTCGTTAAGAATAATTCAATTATTCCTCATAAGTTTTTGAACACTCTCTATAGCGTATTCAAAGACATCTTTTATAAAGGAGAACAGATTGATATAGGAGAACTATGGACATATTTATCTGATAAAATCGCTGAAGACATTGAGCCTCTCCCTCTGAATAAAAATAATAACCTGCTATTGTTAAAAGATTACTTAACAGACGGCGTAGTATATAAAAGTGATACTGAGTTTACGAATGCGATTGTTAATTGCAAATTATTAAAGAAAAAGTATGACTATTATTATAACAAGTTTAATAGCAAGGTTTCTATTTGGCAAAAAAATACTCAAGGTTTTTATTTAAATACAACTCGATGTTTGCATTGCAATTTGACTTTTTATAATTTTGAACCTTTCACATCTCTTAATATAGATATCCCTAAAGATACTCCAACACCCAATATATCGCTTATGATATCGCAATCATTAAAAGAGGAAATCATAAAAGGCGATTGGCTTTGCACTAAATGCAACAAGAATACGTCTTATAAAAAATCTACAAAATTATGGAAGTTGCCTAACGTTTTAGTGATAATTCTTAAGCGTTTTATAAATATGCATCTGAAGAATGATACGCCAATATCTATTAATGATTATTTGATGTTTAATAAAGGTAGCATATTGTCAAAGAAGAAGGATGTTAAATATCTCTTTTCATCAACTGCTTTGCATTTTGGGTCATTAAATGGCGGGCATTATTCGGCTATATGCAATACCCCCAATGGTAATATATTGTATGATGATAGAAATGTTATAAATATTGATACTACCAATACATTAAACTTTAAAGAGAAAAATGATAACGCCTATTTGATTATTTATACAAAACAAAAGGATACTAAGTAATATTATAAATTATTATTTAACTTTGTAGGAAGCCCGTGTCCGAATAAAATCATATAGATTAACAAAACGGCTGCAATAAGTATGCTTCTTGATTCCGCAATTAACGGCTTTTGATTGAATACATAGACCATCAAAGCATACAAGATAAGTCCAATAACAACTGAATGTAAAACCATAATAAGAGCCCTTTCCATATTTAGCAAAATTTATTATACTTCTAATTATCTATTTAGATAAAAATAATAAAAAACTAATACAGATATTATAATAATTACCCACATTATTATATTTTTCCCTGATATACCTTTGTATATAGTATATTTACTCTGAACTTCAGGATATAATTCGCCAGCAAGGGATATCGCATTTGATACCGCGCTTTCGATTGTTGTATAATTTATATAACTTCTCCCGTTATGCGTCCCAAGATTATATAGGTTATTGATACTGCTATTGAATGGTATGTATTTCTCGTTATATACATTGAAATACGCGTTATCTGTGCATTCCCATTTATTTTTATGCACATTATAGTAATTATTGGGATTTACGATAGCCGTATAGTCATCCGATAATTCATTGAAGAGGCTCTCTTTAATTTGCCGATGAACCTCTTTAATTAATTCATCTGCATTGCATTCGTTTGCTTTTTTATAAGTAAATTTGCTAATTTTATCGCAAATACTTACTGCGGCACTTAGAACAACGGAATATCCGCTCTCTACTTTGTCAACATTATCCATAAAATCCGATAAATTAATTAAACCAATCCCCCAATCTGTATCTAGTGATAATCCGTTGATATAAGGTAATTTGAGCTTCTCTTTAAAATGAAAGGTTATTGATATATAATCTATATATTTTGTTTTTTCTACCCACCTCTCAATATCATAATAATTACCAAAAGCATTTCGCAAATGCCCTTCATATTTAATGATATTCAAGAGAGCTACTGGAGGGACTGCAAATACTAATTTGCCGCACTTTATTTTTTCGCCATTATTAAGAGCAACGACTTCGACATTATTATTGTTAATCTCATAATCAGTGATTTCATTACCGAGTTTGAAATCAACCCCGCGATTACTTAGAAACTTCTTCCAAGTGCTAAATAGCGTTGTATCAAGCGGTGCATTTGGTTGATATATTTTTAGCAATGTTGCATTATCTGTTAATTTTAATATTTTGTTCAAACTATATGTATATACATTGCCCCCATCGGTAAAACGACACAACCTATCAAATACATCAATAACTTTAAGAGAATACCCATAACCTCTTAAATACTCGTATAAACTTGTATCTTTGCCATAGTCATCATTAAATATATATATCAAGTATGTTAGGGAGAACATCATTATCTCATAAAAAGTGTAGGAAGGCAATATTTTACTTGTCGCTACATCATAAAACGAATACTTATAATTAACAAAAACATCCTCTACTTTTAATCCCAATTCATTCATAAGATTAAAGAAGTTGTAATAAATTGATAAATAAATGCGCGGTCCGTGCTCAGTAAACATCCCATCGCTATTCCTTTTAACACGATGGCATCCGCCAATCTCTAATTCCTTGTCTATTATTAAAATACGCCTATATATCGAACTTGACGTATGCGCTAAAGCCAACCCTGCAGGACCCGCGCCTACAATAATCAAATCATAGGATTTCATAATATTCTATTTTATTATTATAGTTTTATTTAGATATAGTAAATATACTAAATAATTATATCTTATATAAACAAATAATATAATAATATTATAAAAATGGAACACATTAATAACGAACTAGTAGATATCACCTTTGAAGATGATAAGATGGTAGTCGTATATGATAATGGGCTCATAGAAACCCTAGTGTTAGGCAAGGAAACCTATGAGAAGATGTATAAAGAATGGCTCGTAGAGCAACCGCCCTTCATTTCAGATATATATAAAATAAATATGAATAATATCATTTTGGCATCTATTCACAATAATCAAGGATGTATTACTTCCTTAAATGGGTTCTTTGTGGTAGATAACAAGGATGAGGCTATTAAGTTTATTAAATATATGAGAGGACGCGATTTAACCCAAGAGAAACTTAAATGGAACAAGCCATTTGACACGCTTTATAATAAGGGCAACCCCTAATAAATATAAAAACTGATTTGTTATTATAAGCAAGATAGCAATATGCCAACAACGTATTTAGAGATATTACCAGAAGATATCTTGAGAGCAATATATGCGTATTTATATTCTTCTATTCTATGCGATATGAATAATAGCGACAACTATAAAAATATCAAGCATTTTCATAAGTTGCTTAGAATAACTGAAGACCCCTTCATAGATGATTTAGATTACTTGGGATGTAGCGAATGCATCAACTATAGCCTTTATAATAATTGCAAATATAATTGCAAAAATAAAAAAGAATATGAAGAACTTTACAATGATAATGATATTACCTATAAAAAATCTTATTATACTAGACAATTCGACATTGCATTAGATAACATTGTTATATCCAATGATGCTTTATACTCGCTTTATAAAGCAAATAAAAGATATTATACTGCATTCATTAGCGAATATATGCAGTTTGATAGTGATACCAATGCTACCTTTCCTATACAAATAATTAAAGGAAGATTTATATTGACGGCGAATAAATCTTTTAGTTGCTTTGCTGAATTATTGTATCACGTTATTAATTTTTACAATATTATAAAAAACGAGATATATAAAAACATAGAAGCCCTTGAACTACAAGGAATATTTGAAATTAATGGTCAGATACTAACTGCGGGAATGCGGAAAGACAAGTATATATTAGAAGATATGCAAAATAGGCATATAAATAATAGGTTCCTTGAGAGGCTCAATTATGATAGTCATACTAGAACGGCTATTCCTCGTTTGGGGTTTTTGTAGATATGCATTATTGCATACTAATAATATGTTATATGAAATTTTTATTTTTTATCTTTTTTAGGAGATCTGCTGCTTATTGTAAATCTTGGTTTAGGTTGCTCAGGTGTTCTTACTCTAACCCTTTCAGGTGATTTGCTAGTTATCATAAATCTTGGTTTAGGTTGCTCAGGTGTTTTCTCTTTAGCAACCCTAGCAGCCCTTTCAGGTGATTTGCTAATTATCATAAATCTTGGTTTAGGTTGCTCAGGAGTTCTTACTCTAGCAGCCGCTCTCTCAGGTGTTCTTACTCTAGTTTCAACCCTAGCAGCCGCTCTCTCAGGAGTTCTTACTCTAGCAGCCCTTTCAGGTGATTTGCTAATTATCATAAATCTTGGTTTAGGTTGCTCAGGTGTTTTCTCTTTAGCAACCCTAGCAGCCCTTTCAGGTGTTCTTACTCTAGCTCTTTCAGGTGTTCTTACTCTAGCCCTTTCAGGTGTTCTTACTCTAGCCCTTTCAGGTGTTCTTACTCTAGCCCTTTCAGGTGATTTGCTAATTATCATAAATCTTGGTTTAGGTTGCTCAGGTGTTTTCTCTTTAACAACCCTAGCAGCCCTTTCAGGTGTTCTTACTCTAGCCCTTTCAGGTGATTTGCTTTTTATTATAAATCTTGGTTTAGGTTGCTCAGGTATTTTCTCTTTAACAACCCTAGCAGCCCTTTCAGGTGTTCTTACTCTGGCTCCAGCCTCATTATCATCCCTCTCAGGTGTTTTATCTCGAATTATAAAAACTCTTTTCATATATGTTCTAACATAATAAAATAATTTTTTATTACGAACTGGCATATAATTAGTAAAAATAAAAACTACGTAATCTTACTTATAATCCTTTATATATTGCTGTATGTGTGCTTTTTTATCTTCAATTTCCTTTTCTAATTGCCTTATATTATTGTCATTCATTTCGCAATACTCAACAATCGCATTCTGTTGTTTGAGAGATGGTATAGGAATTGCAATACTTTTGACGTTTGCTTTTGAGATGTGCTTAATAGTATCTCCTACATACAAATTGTCCATAATATCCAAGTTATTATACAAGTAATAGTAAACATATTTTAAGTTTAGCATTGATTTGTTTTTATTTTGCAGAATATAGCAAATGTCGCTTGCAGAGAATTCATTTGCAAAACTAATATTTGGCTCACCGCGATCTCCAATAATTAGGCTATCGCCTTCATAGTCAGGTATATCCACAAAACTATCAACAACTTTAGAACACGTAAAAAACGGGTATTTACCTACATTGCTACCATATTTAGTATTCCTTTTACTTCTAGGAAGAATATTGCAAATTTCCTCAAGCGTTTTACTAGTCATATCATATATAATAGTAGTTATTACCTAAATCTTAAATATTATTACACCTTTGGACATTTAAAATTCCGATTTAAGAGCGGAAATATTGTTATGGCTTGAATAGGTAGTAATAGAAGTTCTATTTAATCCTAATACTTTTGAAAAAATTTTGCCAAACATCTTACGACTTTCAAACTGGCATGTAATAGGATTAGATATTAGTTGCTTGTTTTTGTTATTTATAGCACAAGGAATAATATCTATGTTGTTCATATATATATATATATATTATAATTTTTAAGTAAGAATGATAATATACCTTGAAATGATAGAGATGGATTATAAGAAATACAGGAGGCTATATCCTATACATAAGGATGATAATACTGGTTCTTACTACATTGATACACTTGATGAATATTTTATGGAATTAAGTGCGGGATTGCCATACGTGCTATTACAATTTGTGATTACACCTTTGGACATTTAAAATGCCGATTTTAGTCTTTATAATTCTTGTATTTTCTTACCTTATTTTTCTTAATATAATCTTTTTGTCTATTATATGTTCCATTTAATATACTCTTATAATAGTCTTCTGGTATCGTTTTTATTACCTCTTTAATATTATTATTTTTTCTTCATACCCGCCTTAAGCCCCTTAGCATATTCTTTCAATCTTATTTTCATCATATCAATATCAAGGTTGTTGATATCTTCTCCTTTTAATTTGGTTGTTTCAAAAATTTTCTTATATTTCAAAGCGAGTTTGTATTGTTCGGTTGTTTTATCTGCGTGCGCTAACATATTTTCGGTTGATAATTTTAACATATGCAAGGTATCCTCATAGCAGTTTTTCAATTGGCAATCAATAAGTTCATCGCGCTCCTTCTCTTTCATCATTCTTATTTTTAGTTCAGTAGTCTTTTTCATATAATTTATAAATTTTTTCCCAAACTCTGCTTCTCTTTTATCCTTATCATTCTTGAAGCGTTCTTGAAGGTCTTTTACGTCATTTTGAAATTCACCAGTTATTTTTTCTATTTCAACAAGATATTTACTTTTCTTTAATTTTTCCTGTTCTATTTTACATTTTATAGAAAGACACTTTTGCAAAGCTGCAACTGCTTCAAGCATACTAGTAAGTTTATGTGGTATTACACCAACCTTTTTCTTAGGAGGCATTATTACTCTATTATATTCTTTATATATTTTATATTTTATAGAGATAGGGCGGAATACTATAATGGCGAAAGATTGCATTGGAGATATTATATGTTTCGATGAACATAATACCGCAGATATAATAGTTCAAATACTAAGAATAATAATTATATTATTACCTCTAATAATTGGTATGACTATTGGCGCTATATATGGAGGTAAATGGAACGACCCTAAATATAAGAACTTAAAGAAGTCCGCGTATAACCCACCAAGTTATGTTTTTGGGATTGTCTGGCCCGTCTTATATATATTGATAGGGGTTATATATAGTTATGCGCTATATGATTCCAAGTGTATCCCTGATAGTATATCGAAATGCGGAACAAATGTGCATTTCAAGGAATTGCAGTATTGGATAATACCTACATTAGCATTACTATTCAATTTTATGTATATACCAATCTTTTTTGGGGAAAATGGGTTATTCAATGGGTTAATAATAATTATATTAAGTTTGGTGTTTGCGATATTAACGCTCATACAATTTTCATTGCAAAGCAATTATTATTCATATACTCGCATTTTTGCGATGCTCACACTAGTCCCATATATTATATGGTTATCATTCGCTACATATTTGTCTTATGATTTATATATGCTGAATAAATAATCTAATTTTATTATACTTAAATTTATTAGATAATGAAAAAAAATAATACAAGGATTAACAAAGGCAAGGGTATAGGCAAAAGTAAACCACCTATCCTCCCAAAAAGAAGATATGTTAGAAAAAACTATACTAGAAAAGGAGGTATTGAGCAGCCTGTGCAGCAGCAAGGTGTTATTGGAACGGCTCTAACTGACCTTAAAAATAACAAGGAAATGTTTACACCAGTTTATGATACTGCAGTAAATGCTTATGATACTGCTTCAAATATTGGTTTATTGTATAACTTCGGAGGTGCAGTAATGAGCACAATCTTCGCATCCTTATTTATATACGGAGGCGTAATGATTAAAAATTATTATGGTGCTTATACTCAAAAAACAACTGCCACGATAGTTAGCGCTGATTGCTTTCACGTAGATAAGAAAAAAGAGAAGAAATGCGATGTTATAATAGAATATGAAGTTGAAGGGACTAAATATAAGAAGGACTATACATCTTATGACGTAGTTAATGTCAATCAAACATTAACTATATATTATGACCCAAAGAACCCTAATAATTTCACAACAATCTATGATATGTTATATTATTTTGGATGGGCTTTTATAATAGGAGGTATTTGCGGAATATTAACTACGTGGGGCTTATTTATTATGTCGTGGCTATTTAAGCCAGTAGCAGCATTAAGCGGAGTAAATGCAGTAGGAGACATATTAACTCCTACTAACTTTACTGGAAACGTTGGGAATGTAGGTAATGTAGGAAACTATGGTGATAATATGGGATACAATGGAGAAAACTATAATACTAATAATAACTAATATTATTGCAATAAATTTGTTCTAATTTGCAAATATAAATTTAAAAATTGATTAGTTGTAATGAAAATAATAACAAGAGCCAACCACTGCAAAGCAAACAGCAAAGCAAACAGCAAAGCAACAAGCAAAGCGAACAGCAAAGCAACAAGCAAAGCAAACAGCAAAGCAAACAGCAAAGCAAACAGCAAAGCAACAAGCAAAGCGAACAGCAAAGCAACAAGCAAAGCAAACAGCAAAGCAAACAGCAAAGCAGCAAAGCAAACAGCAAAGATGTCCGCAAACACCAACGCTACTCTCGCCACGCTTATCAAGGAGATTATGGCAAAGATGCCTGATGACCTCGAAAATAAGAAGGAAGTCGATCTTTATTATAAGAAGGCGATAAAGGAGGTTAAGGAGATGATTAAGGATGACAAAAAGGCTGCAAAGGATGTGCCTGACAAGGGCGAGAAGAAGGCAAAGCGTGTTAAGAAGGTAGAATATGATGATGACGGCAATGAGATTGTAAAGGCAAAGAAGCCTCTCACTAAATACCTAAAGTTCATTCAGGATAATCGCCAGAAAGTCAAGGATGAAAATCCTAACTTGTCGAGCAAGGAATATATGGTTTTGCTTGCAAACTTGTGGAACAAGCATAAGGAGGATACTAAGACTGATAATACTGACGATGATAAGAAGGATGACGATGATAAGAAGGATGACGATGATAAGAAGAAAAAGGCAAAGAAGCCCAAGAAGCCCAAGCAGGCAAAGCAGGACAGCGACTAATTACTAATAACTAAGTAATAGTGGTATATATGTGTATTTGTTTATTTATATTTTTATATTTTTTTATATTATAATTAAAAATGATATATATAATTAAAGTGCGTGTTCCTATGCGTTTATTACTATCATTACTATTATCGCTATTTATTACATCAAATGCATATACAAATATTAATCTGTATGGCACTGGAATGTTCCTGCCGTATAGTATGGGTATTGTAGGGTATATCAAGAAATATTTCCCATTAAATGATATAAATATAACGGGTATATCTGGAGGTGCTATATGTTCTATATTATATACGCAAGAGAATGATTTATCTAATCCAGACAAAATTTGGGATTATACTATAGGAAAAGACGTATCGGAATTGTATTTATACAAGGACTTACATTTATTTCAAAAAAATATAGGGAACAACCTGAAATTAAGGTATAATAATACATTACCTAGAGATTTAGACAAAATATCAGTAATATCTACAGATGTTTCTAAAATGAAAAATGTTAAGGTATCCAACTTTGATAATATAAATGACCTAATAGATTTCAGTTTATGCAGTTCATATATCCCTTATATATCCGGAGATACAATGGGTAAAAAATATAAAGGCGGCGAGTATATGGATGGCGAAATATTTAGAGATTATAAATATAATAAAAAACAAACTTGCCCAACAACTATATCTATACATAGAAAAATGTGGGGTCGCAAATTCCCTTTCAATAATTGTATATATACAAATAAGCAAATATCAAGCGACCTATTTAATTATGGTTGGGAAGACACGCAAAAAAATCAAAATGAATTATTCAAATGTATCACTACGACAAAAAAAAGGATTTATTTAGGGAAGATATTATCGCAAAAATAACTGACTGGCTTTTTCGTAAGACTTCTCGATTTTCTTGTCGTATATTCTTAGCCGCTCTAAACGCTCTTCCTCTTCTTTTTTCCCCTTAAGTGCTTTTAATTCCTCCTTCTTCAATTCTTTTGCCGATAATATCTTCTTAGACTTATCATCGCGGTATGCTTCATATTCGTCGACGCTCTTAAATTCCTTGACATTTTTCATTAATCGCGGGTCGACTAATCGCGTCCCGTCGTGGGCTCTCATATAATCCGTGTATGCTAGCGTGTTCGTTTTCTCAATACTGCTAGAATAATCATCGGGACGCTTCCCACCTAACTCAGTATATTGCAGCGATTTTGATAATATAAGCGGCTCTGGTTCGCGATATTTTATTAACTCCTTATTAACAGGAACATTCTTATTAAATATTTCATTAAAACTCTCATTATCTATCTTGTTTTTCTTAATTAATTTTTCTATATTTATGTCCTCGCGTTTTTTTGTGGACTCCTCCATTTTCGAACCATACCCGAATTCAATCTCTTCGTCGTATAACTTGCATTTTTCAAAGTTTTTATTAAACTTGGTATTCGTGAATTTTTCATTAGGTTTCAAAACTTCGCTCGGATGTGGAAGTGCTTCATTCGTCATTTTATGAAAAAAATCATTCGATTGTTGTTTGAGGTCGTGATGGCTTTTGTCCTCCTCGCGCATCTTAAGTTCGTCTGCGAGTTTCTTAAAGCAATGAGTAATAATATTAAATAAATCTTTGTTCCCGCCTTGCTTATCTGGGTGTGTATTTATAGCCAGTTTTCTATATGATATCTTAAGCTCGTCCCAAGTAAAGTTTTTAGGGACATTTAAAACTTCGTAAGGATTAATGCTTTCTATATCAATATTTTTAAAATCAATTTCATTTATAACACCGCTTTTCTCTGCTGCATTATAATATTGTTGGTATGTATATTGTCTTGATGAATTCGCACCCATATCATAACTTATATATATTAGAACTTATTTATATATAAATTTTATAAATATGTATTCATATACGCGGTCATATATATATACGTATTCGCATAAATGCATTATGCATACATACACGCGCAAATACATACATAAATGCATACATACATAAATGTATAATAGATATATAAAAATATATTCATTATTTATTTATAATAAATGACCATTAATAATATTATTATAGTTGGTTGTAATATTGTAGGGTTATATTCGGCGATGCGATGCGTTGATAGTGGGTTCAAAGTATCTATAGTTGACAGATTATCCAAAGATAAAATTAATATTAAAAAGAGGAACAATTATAGAGTTTTAAATAAATCGCATCATTTGTATATACAATTATTAAATCGGTTTTCAATTAATTATGAAAAATATGTTTTGAAATATAACGATAAAACGAATAATATCATAGCAAGTATTATTTATAAATCTAAGCTAATACCAAAAAAATCATTGAATTCGCAGTCATTTGTTAAGTTCTGCAGGTCAATTCTAGCTATTGGCGATTATAATATATTGAAAGCAAATTTAGAAGCATACGAATACATATATAGCAATATATCTGCTATGGATGCTCTTATAATGTTTTCTAGTGATATTAATGTATCGCAAGAGTATTATATTTTAACAGATGACATTACTTTGCTGATAAATAGAATAACTCAATATTTGCAAACAAAGAATGTGGATTTCCATTATAATACTGAGATAAAGGATATAATATACTGCAATAACATCGTATATTCGTCGACACGTTTTAATACATTCATATCTAATATTATAATATTGGCGATATCAAAGAACAATTTGCTAAAATTCAATGTATTCACGAAAGAACAGAAGAAGTTGCTTAATAATGTTTCAAAATATAATATTGATTGCGAAAGTATATACACGGACAAGTATCTGAAAAGCGAATACAATATTAAAACGCATCTATTAGATAATTTGCATATCGTTTGTCCTATAAAAAAGCATTGTATGTATCTTTGGAACTATGGGATTAATAATATTATTATTAGAGATAAAATAAAGAACCTATTCACGCATATATTTATTTGTAGCGATTCTTACTCGCGTAATAATTTTTTTATAAATTATACGTTTGAAACCTTTGATATTATTTATAGTAAGATGAATAATAGAATGACCCACATATATTAAATGTGTAATAAGTTATACTCCGTTATACTCCAGTGCTACCAAACGCACCAGTGCCTCTGCTAGAATTGCCAATGATGCTACCACTGCTACTATCATTACTATCACTGCCGCTGCTGCTGCCGCTGCCACTATACACCAATTTAGAATATACTTGCTTCTTCACAATCATCTGACAGCATTTATAAGGCAATGTAAGGTCAGGCATTTCATCATTTATTTTTGCAAGAGCAATATATAGATTGCCTCGATATCCCTGATCGATGATACCTACATTATTTGCTAAGATATATCCAGATTTACTTATTGAACTGCGTGGAACAATCTCCACATAATAGCCATTAGGGATTTCGAGCTTAATACCTGTATCATAGATAATCGTATTCGAAGTTAATCTTTTATATTCCTTGATAATCGTCAAGTCATATCCAGCATCAGAGTATCGCGCTTTAGAAGGGATTACAGCGCTTTCATCAGCAGTAAAAACCTTAATACTAGGGATAGAGTTGCCATCGCGATTGTTATATGTATAAATGTAGTTATTATAATAGGGGCAATCACAATTACTATAAAGCATTCCAAGTAAATCAATCATATTCACGCTATTATACTGGATTACTACGTTATTGATGCCTTGCATTCGATTATAAGGGATTTCATATAATTTAATGAGACTATCTGCAGATTTTTCATTATAAAATGTGATATTAATACTATCGCAAATAATGCTAGCATTGCTAGTAATACTAGCATATTTCTCAATATATGCTTTGACAAATTGATTACATATATTAACGTCCTCTTTATACCACTTGGTGATAATTTCGGATATGTCGCAATCCTTCAAGTCTTTATCAATATTATCCTTAATATCTAGATGCCTTGCAATATCATCTTTCATTTTCTGAGAGTTAATAGTTAAATCGATGATACCATTAATGCAGCCATTCTCGCTATATTTAACATTACCAAGTTCCTTCAAATGTTCAATTAACACGTCGATATTATTGAAATATGGATAGTTTTTTCGGTCTTCGCTTTTAAGGTCTTTATAATAACCATAGGAGATACTTTTATTGTTATTATCGTGCTCTTTAACATTATTAAGCTTGATTAAAACATTTGAAGTATCCGCAGCTATAGCATTATTACTATTAAAAGCCACTAATCCTAGAATGTATGCTTTTAGGGGAGTATCCACAAACTTAAAAAAATCCTCATTAATCCTATCGTCGGTTGCCATATTATTTATATAATATATATAGAATAACTTTATATATTTTCAAAAATAAAACATATAAAGCCATCTTCTTACATTTCAAACGGCTATAGTTTAGGACTATATATTATTGAATTACTTTTTGTTCTAAAAATAATATATTAAATAAAAAATTGAAATGATATACTTAAAAATATAACTATTATATACAAGATGAGTGAATTGAATACAACTGAAGAAAACACGCAAACCCTAATTATCAATAAGGGTAGTGCTGCAGGTGGTGCGAATACAAATTATTATGGGAAAAAGTTTGAAGAAAAAACTAATAATCAACAAAGACTATTAGAAATGGGATATACTAAACATAGTTTTACAAATAAAGCATATGACTATTATTTATCAAAAACATTTGAAGATAAAACAATCGCATTTGTATTACAAAATGGACTTAAAAGGTATATGAAAAATAAATACAATATTGATTTGTTCAGATGCCCAGATGAAGCATATATCATCGAATATACCAGCGGTAGAAAGGTAATAAAAATTTTAGAAAAAAAAGAGCAAAATGTAGAAGGTTCTGTAGAAACAAAATTATGGGCTGGTTCATCTCTTAAAAGAGAGTATGAGTTAGTTTTGGGTATTGAGTTTGAGGTGTTTTATGGATTTTGCGTAAGTGAATTTTTGAAAAAGAAGTTTATTTCAAACGAAAAAAAGTATGGAATATTGAATACGATACTTAATGAAAATAACATTGCGGTTTTATTTGGCGACGATGCAAACTATTTTGAAACATTTGATAGGTGGTTTAATAATTCTTTATAATAACCTCCTTTGCCTTTGCGTCTGGATTTTTAGAATTAATTGACCTTTTACATAAGATTGATAACTTGCTATATTTTTCATTTGTAAAGTTTTCACGCACTAAACTTACATCAGCATTACTTAACATTATTTTTTTATTTGTAGCAGTTAAAATGTGTATTAATTTGAATAAATTATTATGGGTTTCTATGTTAAACCCATTTTCAGTATATCCTACAAATGAAGTATCTTTTTCGGGAGCATATGGAGGGTCTAGATATACAAAATCATTCGGTTCTACAATAGTAAGAGATGTAGTAAAATCAGAGCATTCAAATACCACATTCTGTATTAAATTATGTATTTCTTCTAAATGTTCCTTATTTATAATTTCTGGGTTGTTATAGTGCCCGTATGGAACATTAAACCCTTTGGGACCAACTCTAAATACACCTCTAAAACAAGTTTTATTTAAGAATATAAACATAGCAGAACCTAATATACCTTTTTTATCGGTTAAGCATAATTTGTTATATTCACTTCTTATCCAATAATAATAATTTTCTTTTGCGATTTTTGCCTCTACTATATTTGCAGGTTTTCTATTTATTTCTCCATTTCCACATTCGTTAAAATCCTTAATAATAGTTTGCAGCATATCATATAACTCGTTATGACGAGTTTGAATGTTTATGTAGATATAAATTAATGGTTCATTCAAATCATATGCATATATATTACCTTGTATTTTAATAATTCCGCTTTTTACATAAGACAACAAGGTTAATAAAACACTACCTCCTCCTAAAAATACTTCGCGATAATTATTTATTTCAACAGGAAAATCCATAATAAGTTTATCTATTATTTGAGTTTTTCCACCAACCCACTTCAAAATAGGTTTGGGGATATGTATTTTTTTAGTAGGAACATCTTTTACCATTTTTAGTTATATACATATAAAATAATATACTTAAATCAATTTTTTTATATTATAAAGATGTAAATATATCACCTCCGCGTCCTATTCTTCTTTCATCTTCATTACCCGTTGTTTTGCTATTTCTCTAAAATGATTTCTTTTAGGTATAATAACATCCTCCATCAATATATCCTTGCTCATTTTACCACATATATATAAGCATACTTTTATTAAGTCCTGTTTGTTGAGATTGCGAACATATTTAATACCTTTCCCTGCATCTGGATGTAGAATAATCCATTCAAAGATAAATAATTTAATATCTTCGCATCTCATATTGCTATATTCTGTCATTATATGGCAGCGCGACGTATCCAGAAATATAATATAAATTTAGCAATTTTTATAAAAATATTAATAAAATAAAAAATAAATACTATATAATATATATTATATATACAATAATATATATATATAATATTAATAAGATATCTGCCTTATTTCTTCTTTCGATTTTGCGTTCATCTGAGAGGTCATAGTATCATTTGCATACCTATCCTTGTTATTATTTATAACAGGAACAAAATTTAGAATATATTTTAAACCATCATATTTATCTACTTCTTCCTTGTTCCTTTTTTCGAATTTATCAGGATTTTCTTTGATTATTTTTCTTCGCAATTCATTGTATAAATTAATAGATATCTCTTCAATCTTTGATATAACCATACTTTCTTTCGAGTTCCATCCTTTAGATATATCGCATTTATGAGTATATATGCTAATAATCGGAAGAGACCATAATATACCGATGCGTTTAGTGCGATATTTCTTTTTATATTCATAATTATATAAGAAAAATGCATCATTAAATACCTCGTTCTTATATAATATACTGAATACACCCCATAAAAACCACGCATTATCATCATCTGTGCTGTAGAATTTGGTTTCGAACCTATATTTCGTTCGCAGTATATATTCAATTATATATCTTAGTTTATTTGCAGTATTCACAAGCGTATCTCCGTCATCTACGGAGATATCATCTGTAGTTTTGATAGTTTTAATTATTATAGCGACAATCTTAATGGCTAACCCATAATTCTCGTGGTCGTGCGGTGGTAATATCCCATCAAAACGCATAATCCCATTGTGGGATAGTTTCAAATCATCATTATTAAATAAGGTTGATATTTTATCTTTTAAAACTTTTATAGACATATTCCCACATTTTGCATTGGGATGCTTATTGTATATATCGCATAATATACACATTTTTGAGATGATTACATAAATATCCTTAATTACTAGTTTCTCATTCTCTATAATTTTTTTAAGAGAACTATAGATATCAGTTAATTTACTTATATCATACAATGATATAAATGACCCAATATATGCACATATATTTATATAAACTACTTCTAACACATCTATATTTTCATGTAAAAAAATGATTTTAGTGCTTAGCATTATACTATTCTGTATATCCCCATTACATATTGATGTAAAGAGTTCATTATCCATATTATTATTTATATTAAGGGATTATATATATATATATATAAACGAATTCATAAGTCATATTCATATTCACAATTCAAATATATTGCTTTTATGTGATACTATAAAATTATGGTAATTGTTAATAATTTTATAGCATTTAATAATAGTTACTTCTGATACATTGCATGCTTTTGCAAAAGTCTTTTTAGTATATCCGAGATTTTTGACGTTTGCATAGTAATACAAGATACCTGCAGCAGACGACGTAGGCGAATTATCATTCATTATATCATTGTCTTCAATTAATTTAACCAATGATTTGCATTTATCAATATCTTTAATAGCCATATTCAAGTTATTTCCGTATTGTGCTATAAAATCCATAGGTTCTGGAGATGTCACGTTAATCTGCAGAAGTGTCTGAAATCGCGAGTTGCCTTTGTTAAGTGTTACGTGAGATATATTGAACATCGCAGCAATATCTTTTGAACTTTTAGGTATCTTGTTTAAAAGACACGCGTGATATATGCAAGATGCTATTAGCCCTTCCTTGTTGTCTCCTCGCGATATTTTCTTTTCTGATGCTTTTTTATAAAGAACTTTGGCATCGTCTATGACCTTTTGTGGTATCCCGTTATTAATTGTATTCCCCGTCATTTTGTCAAAAACATTCCATAATGTTCTCTCGTCATAAGGCATACTATTCCACATCTGAAACATACGGATACGTCGTATATCAATATTATCTTTGTATCCGCAACCTATCATAGAACCTATCGAAGATTTAGGCAATAAATTATTGGTGGGCAACCCACAACGCGAAGGGTCGCCATCGCGATTATCATCGTTCCCATAAAAACGCCACTCAGCCGTATTCTCGATTAGCTTAGAAACAATAGCAGAGCATTTTTTGCAAATATTCATATTATCTTCGCTAATAATCTCACTACATCCGCAACCGCAAGAATTACTATTAATATCAATATTGCCAATATCTAATGAACCAAGTGAATTTGATGAATTGCTATTTGGATTGTATATGTCTTTACTAGCAGCGGCATTAGCGGCATTCGCGTCGTCATTCTTAATTTTAGTTAATATATTCCAAATATCATCATCATAATCCATAGAACTAGGATATATCAGCAAATAGATATTAATATATCATCATAATCATTTTTTATATAATTTTATTCTTATATAAAAAAATGATAATCATTGCAAATACTATACAATCAATATATAATTGCGATGAAATCAAATATCATAGGTTATGCCTTGCTGCTATTCACATTCGCCTGTGCGATTTTTGATGTAGAAGGATACATTATAGAAAATCTTTATAACAAACGAACCATCAAGAAAAATAATTTAAAATTGAGAAATAATAATCCTGTATGTAATGAAAAATATATCTATATGAATTATCTATTAGGTCTTAGAAACTTTAAAAAGGTTTATCGCATTATCAAAGATACTAGCAATATTGATATGCAGAATATTATAAATATACTTAGCAATATAAATATCACGCAAATTGCTAATATTACTGGAAATGATAACTATAACAAGTCGAACTCGATATTTATTAATAATACTAATGATATTAATAGCAATAATGATAATAAAATAGTGAAAAACCTCATTTTATCCAACATTTATATAGACGTTAGCAATGTTAAATACATTCAGATATCAACGAGAAACGATACATTACTTGTTGAATTAGATAAAAATAATGTGGATGCCAGTGCAGCGACATCTAATAATATGTATAATATTATGTATGACATAAGTAAAATAGAAACCTTAGTAAGTTCTATCTCGTTATTAATGAAAGTTCTTAATATTAACTAATTCTAATTACCTCTCAGGTCATTTACCAGTTTTCGCAGTTCATATACTTCTTGGCGCAGCGTATTCAGTTCGCTCCTGATATTATTATTTTTATTTTCATAGGGAGTAATATATTGCGACTTATCGTCTCCTCTTTGCAAATTATCGAACCGCTTAGGTTTCCTGTAAGACGGCTTAGTCCCGTCTTCCTTTCTGCTTTCATACTTATTCATTTTTTCCTGTCGCATAGTTTTAAAACTAACAAAATCTTCGTAATCAATATCATATTTTTTTACAAGTTCCGCTTCAACTTCATTATTTTCCTCAACTAATTTACAAATATGCTGATAAATCCTCGTTTGAATACTGCGAGATGTTCTTTTGAGTTTTAGAGCAATATCGTCATAAGACGATTTATCAAGACGCATAGATAGAAGCGTCTCTTCCTCGTGAGTTTCCCATCCTAGTCCTGCTCTTGAGGTAGTCTCATTTTTACGGAGTTCATCGAAGTTAGACCTTCTATTATTGTATCTGTATTGCGTTTGATTTTGCATTTTATTATAATAATTGGTGTGGTTTTGTTATGCGCTTGGAGGCTATATATATATATCATCTTATTTTTATATCATTTTTAGACGGATAAGACTTTACATAAAAGTTGCTAAATAATACTAACATAGTTGTTTGATATATTAACTCTATTACGGCATATTTTTTAGGCACTATTTCCTCGACCCCTATTACTGCTAGGGAATGAATTAAGCATACGGCAAATTGCAATAATTGCGTTCGCGTGATATATTTTTTAAATGGATTGTTATATCCTAAAGATGTGCATAGATAATGGCTATACATTATTAAATGAATTATGCTATTTATAAAGCAGCCGAAGGAGGCAGTTCCATTCCCGTGCCCACGATACAAAAGAAACCCCCAAATAACGCCTATGGTGCTGTGGTGATATACGTGAAGAAATGATAGTTGCTGCTTTTCCTTACCGCGTAAGATTATAAATAATGTATCAAAATAATCAAAATACTTGGATAAATAATGAATATATACAAAATATCTTAAATTCGCAGTATATGGTATATTTATTCCATAAATATTTGGATATGAAACTACTGCAGATAAACCATAGACCATATATACATTAAGAAGTATTTGCGCATTATTATACAATAGCATTGGATATTTTAGATTGTATGCTTTCCGCCCCTTCATATATTTTGAAAGTATATATATCATACTGAAATATCCCATTGTAGCCATCGTCATAAAGCACGGCTTTGTTGTATATATTATTATATCTCCTGTACATCCAGTATTCATAATTGTATTTATATTGTATGTATTATATATTATATTATGAATAATATTTATATATTATTTATATAGAGGGATGGCAGGGGCTTCAGGTAATACATCAAAAAAAGAAAAAGAAATTTTTGCGGAATTAGATGCTTTACAAGATAATAGCATTCACGAATGGTTGGATAAAATAAAAAAAGATGGAGCGAAAGACAATAAGGTTCCTAATCCTTTGTCAAAAACTGGAAGCACCATATCAACTATTTCAAAAGGCGGGATATATCCTGCTATCATTAAATGGTGCATCAAAAATTATCCGACATATAATTTTACGAATATACCAAATTACAAAGAGATTTCATCGCATATATCAGGTAGCCCTGCCGCTACTGCATCACCAGCCGCAGCTACTGCAAAAGCAAAATCACCTGCAATAGATTTTATTTTAATCGCCAAAAAATGGAAGGATAATCCTAACGTAGATCCTTTTACTGGTGCTTCAGTAACTATATCAATAAATCCTGCAAGCGAGTATGTCGCCATATATTCAAAAATTATAGATGGATTAACTAAGCATCTTTTAAAAATATCTTCAAAGAAAGTGTTATCTGTTGAAGATTGCAAGTATATCAAAGAAAGTATGCCTGACGAGCACGCTATTTATAATACTGGAACAGATATAATACATTATGACCATCTTTTATTTAAAAATTTTCTCAATAAACACGCATATGATAAGGATTATCTCAAAGAGATACAGCCATATGTTTATTCTCATATTTATGATAAAATCGAGGCAACTTTAACATCATACGGATATAACGATTATAATAATGTATCAGAATTATTAGTAAATTTTTGTCCTCTTAGTTTTGATCCTGTTAATCCAACATATACTTTCACTATAGGTTATATGATAGAGCGAATGTGCAAAGACATTAAAAATGTATTGTATATGCACGAATCAAAGATAACCTCCGAGCAAATTAACAAGGCAATCTTTAATAAAGAGGTAATAAAATATTTTATATCTATTGTAAAACTTCACCTAAATTTTGGTTTAATAACAAATGAAAGTTTAAGAATTGAAATTAGAAGCCATTTCAATAATAATAAGCTCACCAAATATAAGGTTGATAGTAAAAAAGATTTTCATTTTGTTGATTATATATACAATCAATTTGTTGATCACTTTTTCCCTAGAAACCCATATAACCCTACTCAATATGACCTAACTAAAGACGTGAATGTATGTGATGCATTATTACCAGTGTACGATTGTATTTTAAAGTTATATAGTGATAATAATATAAAAAAAAACAGATATAGATATATAAAAGACCCTACTATAAATAAACCCCAAGAGCCACAATATCCAATAAAACGACAACTTCCCCAAGATTTACAAAGATATAAGATACTATCTTCGAGACCTAGTTCAGTTAAAGATGCTTCTAAAGAACGTCAAATAAAAGAGATGGAAGAAGAAAATGCGAGAATATTTGATGAAAAATTAAAGGTATACGAAAAGGAGAAAAAAGTATATGAAAAGAAGATAGAAATATACGAAAAAAATAAAAGTGTTAAAAACGGCATAAATATATTTGATTATAGAATTTCATCCAAGCACAATAAAGGACAATGGGATGGCGAAGCATTGCAGATGAATAAACCACGAAATAGAAGTGCTGGTGTTGTGAAAGTCCCTAAAGCATTATATGCAAACCCATATGCAAATGTTAAAGCATACAGGTCAGCAAGCCCAAATAAATATAATAGAAATAGTAGTGGTGCCCCTAGAGTTTCATTTGTTAGATACGATAAAAAAAATAAAACTTTCATATTAAAAAAAGAAGCTAAGATTGCGAAACATAATGGTAATGATATAGTATATAATAATACAGAAGACCCTAATACACAAGAAGATTTTGATAATATGGATGAAAAGAAGCAGAAATATACATCAGATATAGTTTTCAATGATGCGAACAACAACACATTCCATTATCGTTTTGAAACGATTACTATGTATAACTATGTATTAAATTGTATAGAAAATTGTAAGGAACCAAAAAATATTTTAGTTGATTTAGAATTAACGGATGAGAATTTAGATGAAATATGCCGTAAAATAAAATTCTTTACAAATAAACCAACATTAAATTCACATAGAGAGGTTAGAGCATTATTAGATAATTGCAAACACGATAACCTTCTCGCATTCAGTTATGAAGTGGTAAATCTACCAGTCTTCACTACAAAGCCTATAATAGGTAGAGTGAATATATTTCTGGTTATTAATTTAGGAGGAATACTATTTAGAGTAATCAATAAAATAGATCCAGATGGTTCAGCACCTAATAATTACCCTAATCAAAATGACAAAGACAATTCAGTAGTTTTAGTGTTGCCATATTTAACTGAGGAGACATTAAACGGGGTAAATGGAGTAGGCGGGTTAGAAGAAACCTATCACCCTGTATCTATATTAACTGAATTACAACAAAAATTACCCAAAGGAGATATGTTAGGTGTTAAATATTTCCCTTACAGGAAAAATAATAACGATGGAGAAAGATGGAAGGAAATTGTTAAATTACCACAATTTGATTTAAATTTCTCTGATACCAAAGATGTTGTGTTTAAAAAATTAACAGATTATAAAAATAATAAAATAGCAGTGCTTTAATAAATATTATAATACTATTATTATAGATAGATATAAGGAAGATATAAATGAAATATATTGATGCTCTTAAAAAATATAACGAGGGGAAAGATAAATGGTGTATGCCTCGAAAAGGCTCAGCAGATTACTTGCAAATAATCAATATGATGAAGAAAATATCAAATATTAAGAAATCTGCTGGAAATGATACTAGTAAGGATAAGGACAAGGATACAAGAATTAGAAAGATACAAGCGGCTATTAAGAGGCGGCTAATATTAAATAAAAAGAGCGACGTTAAGATAATTAAATATATTAGCAATGTTTCTAAAAAAGTATCAATAAAGCCAGTAAATAATTCAGGGTCTCATTTGTTTTCTGATGATAAGAAGAATAAGAATGCTAACATAATTAAAAGTTTTCTTCAAGATAAGTTAGTAATTAATAAATATAACCTAGCAAATCGCGTAAATAATTATTATCTTATTAAAAAGAAGTTGTCCTTACTAAGAAATAGCGATTGTTTGGAAAAAAAGACCTTCAATGAGGGAAATGGATATACTATTAGAAACATTATAAATCTTGAAAAAAAGATAGGAAGTAAAAGTAGATATGGAACTATATATTTAACAAGTATTCCTAATATAATCGGCATATATCCAATAGCAACTAAGATAATGAAGAATGATAACGATAACATCGGCGAAGTTAAACTTATGACTACAATAACAAACAATATAATTTTAAAAAAGAAATCAAGGCATTTCCTTATTATATTTGGAAGTTGCACTTGCACCAAAAGAATAGCCGAGAAGTTGAGATTAATTAGTATCAACGAACTTGCTAACGGCGATTTGAAGATGCTTGTTAATAATAAGGATTTATTGGGAGATGTTGAATTATTAACAAATTTACTATTTCAAACATACATATCAATCGCAACATTCCAAAATTTAGTAGGGTATGTTCATAAAGACGCG